TCCGCTTACTCTTCCAGTCCAAGATGCCTTTGCCGTAGGGACTCTCAAACACTACGTCCGTAGTCCCTGCGTAGCCTTGCGTAGCGTTCACAAGCACCGTCTCAGCCTTGACTACCTTGATGCTCAGACTTTCCAGCTTGGCAAAGGCTGGTTCCACTAGCTCAGACAGCATACAACTACGCTCCTCATTCAGAGCTACCTCATGATCGAAGTAGTCTTTTCCCTTCAGCTTGCCCTCAATGGCCGCGTGAATGGTGGTGCCAAGATCGGCTGCGCCCATGCCGTCCTGCTTGGACTTCTCCAGCATATTCCTGACATACTCCCCCATTTCCTCGCCGGGGTGTGGAGGCATCTGGAAGCAAGTTTCGGCCACCTTGCTCATCTTCCAGCGTTCAAGGCCGGGAGAGGCCAGCATCTTCGTGTAGGCTGTAACGCTAGGCAGTAGCTTCTGCTCCCGTGCATCCTTTAGGTTGGTCGGTCTCGTGGGGTTCTTGGCCCCCTTTTTTGTGGCCTGCGTGTGGCAGGCTTTGCCGTCTAATGTGTAATAGTGTTCGCTCATGGTTGTTTGTTTTTTTCTAAGTCTTTTGATATTTCTTTGCTGAGAGCCGCAAGTTTTTGCAACTGCTCATGGAGCACATCGACTCCCATTTCCTTGCCGTAAAGTCCCGCAAATTCACAGGCTCCTAAGAGTCTGCCTAAAGAGTGGGTTATTAGATAGTCGGTTTTGTTCATGTTTATTTAAATGACCGCGTATTTTCGCACGCCCACGGTCGGGCTCGGAGGGTCTGGTTTACGTCGATACCGGCGACAAATTAGTAAGGCTGCTCTTCAGATGGTTCGAGAAAGGGTACTGGTGTCGCCAAGTTGCCAGATTGAAGCTTCTGAGCCACGCGGATGAGCATGGAGGCGGTTTGCCAAACTGAGTTCTCGTCAATATGGACGCCACTCGGAATGAGGATGTCCACGGCTTTGTTGATAGCCATGCCTACCGTTACTCCTTCAATGCGCGGGCTCTGGGTGTATTGTGTTGGGGTGCCTGTAACCGTTGGGGTGGGCGCAGATTGGGTTGCCTCTCCTACTGGACTTATAATTGACTTATCGCCTAGACTTACTTGCGGCTTCCCTTGGAAGTCGTCGCCGCGCTTGATTCCCATGCCGCCGAATTTAACGAGCTTTCCCTCAAGCGGGCTGAGATCGCGGGAGAACGAGGTGGCGGAGACTTCTACGCCGTCCCCCGACAGGTTGGCTTTGTAGAAAGTCTTTCCGGTTTTGGTGCTCACGGCTTTGCAGCCGGAAACATTTGCTTGGAAGGTGCCGGAAAAGAAAGTTCCCGGTGCCGTGTTTACGAGGTCTTGGAGTGTCTTATTCATTGTTTTTTAGGCTCTTGAGTTCTTCGCAGATTCTACGAAAAGAGTTCTTCTGTTGCTGGCTTATGAGGCCGAGTTCGGCGCACATTGCTTCGTAGGGACAACCTTGGAGGCTGCGACGATATTCGTAAAACTCGTCACCGTCAACGATGTGTCCTACCTCTGGGTGGTCAACGAGCATGAAGTCGCCGTCGATGTGGCAGTAGTCGGTGGGGAGAACAGTCTCTCCGATTCCTAGCAAGCGTGTGTTTTCTATATTTATGTGCATCTGTTTTTAGGTTTCGTGGAAAATCCACGTTGTGTTTTTATCTACCCGAAGAACGGAGAAAGGACGATTGATTGATTCGTGTCGAGCTATTTCTTCTTTTTTTTCTTCAACTTTTGCAACTGGTTTCTCCGTAGCTTTTTCTATTGTGATTTCGTTGCCGAAAAGATCGTATTGCTTCATGCTTGTTCCTCGAAAAACCAAGTGTGAGGCGCAAAATACTTGATGCGGCTGTATGCCAGCGGTCCGTCTCTGAGCTTCAGTTGGAGAAGTTCGTAGTCGTAGGTGGATTGCCCTAGCTCCTGCACGTTTCCAGTGTGAGATTTGCTTGGGCGATGGAGCGCAATGACTCTGTGCGCGTCCTCCTCGATGGAGCCTGCATCCCGAAAGTCGGAGCGAGTTGGGGCTCGATCTTCTCTTTCGTTGCTACGATTCAACTGAGCCGCCACCATAAGGACGCAGCCCAAAGTTTTCCTCAGTGGAATCATGGCCTTGCTTAGTTGGCCCATCCGTTCGTATGCTGAGCCATCTGTCCCGCGAATTAACCCGAGATAGTCAATAATTACTAACTGAGGCTTCCAAGAAGCCGCGAGTAGGCGGCAACGTGATTCGATTTGGGCAACGCTCATGTCCTTATCGAACACCCTCAGATGTTGCTCACCCAACCGCCTCAGAGCTTTGAAGTATTCCTGCTGCCTCTCGCTCATCTCTTGGTTTATCTGCCGCAAATTCACCTTGCTACGCTGTCCCGCGATTTGTTTTACGACAGCCCCGGCTGAGGTTTCAAGGGTGAAGTAGGCTACTCTAAGCCCCCGGTTGAGGTTGTGCGAAGCAATCTGAGACATAAACGAGGACTTACCAATGGAGGTTCGCGCTCCGACAACCACATATTCATGCGCTTCCATAGGCGAAGCGAGCTTATCGAAGGATGGCAGGCCGGTAGTTACGAGGTCTCGGTTGTCCCTAGTGCCCGCAATTTCCTGTTCAGCCCATAGTTTAACCTCCGTGATGAGTTGGGTGAGGCTCGGAGCCTCGCTTTCTGTGGGCTTTAGATGGTTTTGTAGCCCCTCCACGAGTGTTGACACCTCCTCAGCTTTCCCGCCCCGTAAAACGCAAGCAATCGTGTCCTGAAGGGCAGGCTTAAGGGTGGCCAACTGTCCTTCCCAGATTAGGCTTTTAAGAGCCTTACGTCCCGTCACTGAGCTTTGGCACGCTTTCTCCGCCGCAAACAGCTCGTCCGCAGGGCAATTGTCGCCTAAAGCTAGGTAAACTGAGTTGCAGTCGGTGAGTTGGGCCTTGCTTCGTAGCCCCACAAGAGCTTGCCAGATGGTGCGGTGGGCGTTGCCGAACGCCGCGTTGCTTAGTCCTTGTGCTATGCCGTCGTCTATGAGTTCAGGGCAGGCCAAACACGCCCCAATAAATATGGATTCTTTGTTCATTTTTTTAACGTGCTTCAATAAAATAAGTTATCTGTAAATATGGGCGGACGTGCTCCCCTTCAACAATGCGTCGAACACTATCTTCACCAATCTCAATAAAATCATGTGCCTCTATCGCTTTTTTAACCTGAATTAGTGTTGGAACGTCCCAAAACTGGCCTATAATCATAGGGCGAAACAGATTGTGTCTAACGAGGTGATATTTTTCTTTGTTCATTTGTCATCCTCCCATTTGCCAACTGTACGAAGGAAAGCCTCTGCACGTTGGGCGGCGGTTGATTGAATGGTCTGAAAGGTGCGGCCAATAATCGTCCTGCCAAGGCCGGTTGTAGTCTGAGTACGCGCTTCTAAGTTATTCGTGTAGGTAAACGATTGTTTGTATGTCAGCACCTTCTCCGCTTCGTGCATGGCGTTGAGGTCGTTTAAGTAATCAGGGCAATCCCTAAGCACCCCTCGTGCTGTTTTATACAGCGGTCCCCACTGGTCTCGGCTTACGATTTCACACGCTTCCGCAATGGCGATTCTTTGTTTTTCTTTGTTCATTTCTTTATTTTGTAGCTAACATTTTCTAACGTGAGGTTGTGGTTGTTTTTATTAGCCTTCACCAGTCGATCAACGGAGGGCAGGCTTAGGCTGTGTATCTTACATAAATCCTTTCGGCTAAGCCCCTTTCGCCAGTCTTGCACAACGGCTAGGGCTTTCTCGGCATCAATTCTAGGCCGTGAGGCAAACTCCCGGCTTCGCCCCTGTGCAATGGGGTTGTTAGCAAATCGTAAGTAGTATTTTGCCATAAGATGACGAACCGATTCCATAGTTTCTGAGATGTTCATTTTTTTGTTTGGTAAAGGTAGTGTCTGGCTAGGTGGAGCGGTGCTCCATGATCTCGGCAGAGTTCTCTCAAGGTTTTTTGCGCCTTGAATAAGTCCGCAACTTTCATTGCGGCCCAACCTCTTTTCGTGGGCAATCTAATTCGATTCTTAATGACTGTTTCTTTAGGCATTATTACTGAATGTTCAGGACTAATGCTTGTTTCTTTAGGTGTTTCCATTTGTTATGTTATGTTTTTTGTTTAGTTTGACGCCGCCAATAAATTTGCGGCTAGGTAAGCTGCCAAATATCCGACAGAGAAGATTCCATAGGCCGTTAGGCCAATGTCTGAGAGTCCCGTTTGCACTACCCCAAAAGAATCAGGGCTTCGGTATGCGCTTAGCTGCCAAATGATCCTCCAGAGGGAGTTCCATACCGCCCTCCCTCGAATCTTCAAAGTTGGGGAACGGATTTTCGCGCTGTCCTAGCAAAGCTGAGTGTGTCGCCGCTTCAGGCGTAAGGTGCAACATGGCTTATACGTCCCCTTAACGGTACGTCTTACTTTCAGGGCAGTAAAAAGCCCCTTAGCAGTACAAGTACCAAGGGGCTTTTCTGAAGATTCCCTCCGTCGGCAGGCGGGAAAAATGAAATGTCCGTAGGCTCTTGTACAGCTACCTAACGAGTGGATTATACCATAGGCTTAGTGTCAAGTGGTTTTCCCGCCTCCTTTTCAAATTGTTCTGCCTCTTGGATGCAGCGTTCAATTTCCGTTTCTACCCATTCGTTGAGCGCGGCCTTATCCGTGATCGTCACCCCCGGTATTACCCCGTAGGGCAAGCAATAGCGTAAGAGGGCCTGCAATTGGCCAACGTGGTATGGGAAGCAGATTTTGCGGGTGCCAATTACGGCGCGGAATTCGTTATTTTCGTTCATTTTTGTGTCATTTTACGTCCAAAACTTCACTGCCCTTGATTTCTTTTCCGGTGTTGTAAAACGTGTTTCCATAGAAACAACGGTCCGTCCATCCGCAGATGTAAAAATAAACAGCGGAATAGCATTTCAACCAACCCTTATTTGCCCTATCCTCTTTCATTAAAAGCCTCGTAACGCCGTCTTTTTCTTCAACAAAAAGCCAAGCGAGGGATTCGCCCAAACAACCGTGTTTGGCCTGTGCTTTTAAGGCTTCAACCATCAATTCGATATTTGCTCCGCCCGAATCAATGATTTCGATGGTGTCAGATTGATTGCTTTCCGTTTCAATTTGAGAAAGGCAACGCGGATCCAGTGATTTGTGATAAGTTTTCATACGTTTTATTGTTATTTCTAAGCGATTTTTATGTTATTTGACTGAGTTTCTGCAATTTTTGATTATCTATCCCAGTGATCATCGTCTTCGGCTCGCCAGATCAACCAGAAAACGATGAACGGGGCAACAAGAATTAGGGCCAGACCTAGGCCCATGAGGTTAATAGCTGTCATGGTGTTATTTATTGAGGTTTATCTGCCTTAATGGTCAAAGGATTACCAGTTACCGGAAGACGGAAAATGAACGCCCCTTCGCCCCGCATGGCATGATCGAAGAGTGCATCAAGGCTCTCGCCTATGGGTATTCCGTAGGCTTTACGCCACGCCTGAAGGCTTGCGAGGGTGCGAGGGTGGACTAGGCCCACAAGCCGCACCTTGGGCAAGCGATAGGGCTTAGGCGTCATCGTAGGAGCCTCACGGCGAGGCAGAGAATGAGTGCGCCTATGGAAAGCAGGCAAAGCGCAGCGTTGAGAATGAGACGTGTCATTTTTTGAGTGTTCCGGTGTTCGCCTCTGCCAAATCTTCCCGCGTTCGATTGGACGCAAATAGGAAATACAACAGAGCGGAGATGAGGTAGCGGAAAAGCGATTTCATGCGTTGCCCTCCGCTTTGGCGATCACTTCCCGCGCCCTTGCCATTTCCGGCGAATCCAAATCTTCCGGCGATTCCTCACTGGTTTCTGTATCCTCAATTATGCGGATATAACGCTCTTTTGCTTCTGCATTTTCCAGTAATTCACGTAAGGCGGAAAGCAATTCCGGCGCGGTCGGCCCCGGTGTGTGTGTGTGTGTTTTCATTTCACGTCCTCCGCTTTGACGGTCCCCTTTTTTCCCGCCATTTGAACGCATTTGGAATAACATCCAAAAAAGAACGCTCGCCCGTTTGAATGTGAAGCGGAGAAAAGTCCGCGTCTGATTTTTTTAGCTGTTTTTGTTTTTTTCATAGGTTTTCACCGCAAAGGCCCGCCCCATTGACGGAAGCGGGCTGTTAATGGGTTTGAAAGTTAATCAATCGGCGTGCGTTTCCATCTTTCCCAAAATGAAATCGGCGGCCCTTTGTCCCTGAGCGGCAGCGTGAATTACCAATTTGACGTCCTCTTTTAATTTCTTTAACCACCCCTGAATATAAGAGGCGGAAGCGGGGAGTGTGTTGTCAATCCCTGAAACAGCGCAAAGGAACGCCGCCCCCATTTCCGCGACTAGTTCCTCTTTCGCATAGGTTTCGCCGCCAAACGCCGCAACCTCTGAAACCCCTTTCCGATTGAGGCGGCTTTCGTGCCCCGTTGCGTGCGCTAATTCGTGGAATAGGGTTGAATAGTAGTTTCCGGACGTGTCAAACGTCTCCGCTTTTGGCATTTGAACGCTATCCGTTGACGGGCGATAATATGCTCTATCGCCGCCGTGTGCCAATTTGGGGGCCATTGGCATATTGGTAACAATCTTTTCCGCCTCTGCCACGGGATTAAATTCCGTTCCTTCAATCTTTTCCGCCGCCCATTCTATGCCCTCGCATTGTTCAACGTTGAAAACGGTGTAATACTTCAGAAAAGGGATTTTCTTCGGCTTGCCCGTTGCGTCCTTCTCTGTTTTTGAGTCAACCCAATTCCAAAAGACTACGGGCGTCCCCTTCTCCCCTTTCCGCACGTTTCCCTTTAGTTCCGACGCTTGTTTATAGGTTAACCAAAACGGGCACGAATAAGGGGAAAAGGATAGCAGAAACCAATTGATTCCCCGATAGGATTTGCGGCTACCAAAGTTTGCAGGGTTGCCGTTGTTTTGCGCTTTCCAAGGTTTGCGCCACGGAACTGTCCCCGACTCTAATTGCGAAACAATACGTTCCGTGATAATGCTATAAACATCTTTCTTTTCTTCCGTTTTCATGTGTTTATCTGTTTTCCTATCAATTGAGAGGGCAATCGCGCCCTCTTTCAATGCCTCATCCCCGCCCCTTGGAGGGAGGCAGGGTTGAGAGTTGCGGGTTGCGGGGTGTCAAGCTTGGCGAAGGCGGGAGACGTATGCGTTTATGGCTCACGGGACACGTTGGCCGCATAAGCGTCGGCCAGCGTCTTGAAGGTTCCCGCATATCCATACTCGTTGATTAAACGGAAACCCATCTGAGTTATTTCGATGCGATGTTCCAATGCTTTGTTTAGCCAAATGATTTTTGTGGTCGTTTTCATGTGTGTGTGTGTGTGTGTGTGTTGGTTGCCGTCGCGGAGTGCGTTGGCGATGTGGAGAGAGTGCGTGAGCGCGTGGTCGATTGCAAGACTTTTTACACGGAAAAGATAATGTAATCCGTAAGTAGCTACGCTTGCAACGACTTGCGCGTTATCTTTTCCGCCGTATTTGCGGCCTCTTCACCGTCTCAACGTAGGAGTCTAGCAAAAGACTAGGGATAGCGTAAGCCTAAAGAGATAGAGCCTAAAGCCAAGCGCAGCCAATAGACTGCCCCCCCCGTCGCCCCGCCGATGTAATGCCGTCGTAATGCATCACCTCCCCTTAGATCAAACCCCGTCACGCGTGCCCTAACCGCTCACCTGGTCGCTGAGATTCAGTCTCAATAGGCTACTGAGGCTGAGACATAGGCTGTCTTACCCATCATTCTGGCTGGATACCTGAGACAAGCCGTGTCTCACCTATCCCTTGCGCGGCCTGCCGTTTGATAGGTAGGACATCCCTTGTCCCATACGTTGCGACTCAGTCTCAATAGGAGGGGGGGAGGGGGTTCGCGGGCGGGGGGGGTGGGGTTATTGTAATTGGTCAGAACGCCCCCATAAAAAAATATTGTAAATGGTCCCTCATGAAAGGAGGGAATATTGTAAATGGTCCTTCCTAAAAGGAGAGACGGGAAAACATAGTTGAAGAAGACATGGAAACATAGTTGAACAAATGGCTTGACAGAAATTTTGAGGGCTCAGTACAATCCATACGCAAGCGTAAGATGAATATCAACAGTAGTCCTTCCAACCGAAGCTTGTTAGCTTTAAGGCGAGGTGTGCTTATCGCCAAAGCTACTAAGGCAGAGCTTTACGTTAAAGACTTGCTTGATAGTATTGGTGAAGACTATTGCTTTCAGAAAGGTTTCTGCACGTCTAACAAGCATTTCATTGTTGATTTTTACTTTAAGCGTCGCAAGAAGTTGTGTCTTGAGGTAGATGGCGGCTATCACGATGATAGTGAGCAAATGGCGTATGACAGTCGTAGAGACTACTTCCTATCAGCTATCCGTGGATTTCGCGTTAAACGCATCACGAACGATGTTGCGCTTGCGTTGGATGAACAATCGTTACTAGCATTGATTTCACAATGAGCATAGAAAACATTAGCCCAGTACTATTGTCCTCCCTAGTGGACAGCGATTGTCGCACCCTAGAGGCGCGGGAGCCTACGAAGGCTATGCTGTGTTTGGAGCAACTAGCGGAAGGGAATACGTGGGAGGAGATTGCTGAGGCTACAGGCTTCTCGTTTAATCAGATTAGTAAGGTGAAGGCGCGGCATGAGGTGGCCATAGAGGTGAGACGGAAGCAGTTGGCGGCTGATGGGTTTGAGATGGCAGAGGGACTGAGGTTGTTGGCTAAACAGAAACTAGAAATGCTGGCTAACAACCCTGACGCTTTGGCTAAGGTGAACATTCGGGATTTGGTTCTTTCCTATGGGATAGCCGTGGATAAGGGTATGCAGGCTCTAGGGGAGAACAAGGTGGTGGTAGAGCACAAGGCCGGGAAGCCTAGCTTGGAGGATGCTATGAAGGCTATAGCGGATGCTAGGGCCGCGTTACAGAAGGAGGCTGTTGATATATGATTTGGAGGAAACACGCCATTCTTGCGCCACCAACCAATGAGGAGATGGCGCAAATGCAGCCGGAAGTTCTGGCTTCTCTCT